CTATCCGCGCCGTGGGCGGACAATGCAGTTTGTAGAAATATGACGACACACTCAGCGCTATACAATACGCTCTGCCTGGTGCTATAGGACCAACAAAGTCATATCCTGTCCTTTCATAAGCCTTTAGGCGATTCTATTTTCGTATCAGTGCAGGGTACTATCACATTAGCAGAAGTAATTGACAAAATGGATGCAGGAGATGTCTTTAGCATTCGTTTCGTCACCTGTGATCATAAGAAGGACTCGGGTGGTGAGTTGGTTGATATTTATAAGGCTGTGAAAAATGGATCAGTTAAGAAAGAACATAGGGTACAGTCCTCATTACAACCAGTGTCCAGGCTTTTGCTCAAGGATCCTAACCATTTCGAAAATAGTACCAGGAACATTAAGATTTTAAATAACGGTGAGATAAGAAAGCTGCACATAAGGTTGATTCGCCGCTTCAACGGGAGAGTTGTACTATGAGCATAACAATTAAAGACGATATAGCATTCAGCACCTCTTCTAAGGCTGCATACATAATTGCTCAGTCCAATAACCCCGATGCTAAGAAATTCACCAATCCCACAGAAAGACAACTACAAACCTATCCATATGCATATTGGGGCACTAACAATGATCTCCCCATTAAAATGGGACAGGACATTGAAGAGTGTGGTGTGTTGAACGCCGCATTAGATGCCAAGGCCCGTATAGCAGTGGGCAAAGGAATACAACCCTTCCTGCTAACCAACATTAACGCTGATGGTAAGGAAGAGCTGGAGTATGTCGATGATGCTGAGATATCAGACTTCTTTGATCTCAATGATAGTTTCGGATTCAGCATCAACAGCTGCTATGATCTGTTTGGTTATGGCTGGACTGTACAGCAATTGCTGTTATCCAGGAACAGACAAAAAATAAATCGCATAAAAAGAACCGATGTCTATGAAGCCAGGCTGGAAAGAAAAAATAAATCCACCGGTTTGATCGATCACGTTTATTTATCAGCAGATTGGTCATGCTTCAATAGTATGGACTCCGAGTATGTTTCTAAAATTCCAATTCTTGAAGAGAACGCTGAGATCTACGATATCGGCGAACGCACAGAATACGAATTCGCAATCCTAAATCGTCAGCTGCGCAACGGCCACCAATATTATCCACCTCCGTTGTGGTATAGCACTAAAAAATGGGTTGACATTGCTAAAAGCGTTCCTCAAATGAAGAAAGCAATGTTCAATAATCAAATGACCATAAAATACCTGGTAACAATCAGTCAAAATTATTGGCGCCGCATCCATACGCAATGGGACATCTTTACTCCTGAAAAAAGAAAGACGATCCAGGAAGATAAACTAGATGAAATCGATAAATATTTGACCGGGTCCGACAATCAATACAAAAGCATTTTTGCAAACTCTTACGTGGATCCTGTTACAAAAACAGAAGTTCCGGATATCAAGATCGATGTGCTGGATGACAAAGTAAAAGACGGAAAACTTTTACCCGATAGTGCCGCAGCAAATTCAGAAATTCTTTTTGCATTGATGGTGAACCCAGCACTGTTTGGCGCTGGCCAGCCGGAGGGCGCATATTCTAACAACGCCGGGGGTAGCAATATTCGTGAGAGCTACATGGTACAGCTGATGTTGCTAGAGTGGGAGCGCCGGCAGAATTCAAAATCGTTCAACATTGTTAAACGATACAACGGCTGGGATAAAAGACTTGAAGTTGAAAGATCGATCGTCGCAGTGAATGCACAGAATGATCCCGCAACACCACAGAAAAAAATTAAGCCCAAACTTGTTTTCCGATATCCTTCGGGATTGCTTACAACATTGGATACTGGTAAATCAACAAAACCTGAGGTACTGTAATGTCTATAATAAAAAATACGGCCACTGCAAAAAAGTTTGTTGATATAAATTTTATCAATAGCATTACCAGCCTTCCGGATTTTACTCTTGCTGAGCAAAGATTTCTTGTGCCATTGATCGGGCAGGAAATGTATGATTTAGTGATCGAGTTGGCAGATGCAGAGGTTCCTGATGATCCGGATCTGCTCCTGCAATGCCAGGGTCTTGTTGCTCCATTGGGCTATCTTTTAAAACTCCCAACCATACAGGTCCAATTGACCGATGCCGGATTAAGAACCATTAGTTCTGATACGATGCAAGCAGCTCACCGGTGGGAATATAATATAGTAAGAGATCAATTACATGATAATGGTTGTTATGCAATAGAAGCGCTGTTGATATATCTGTATACAAATGCCGGTGATTATGCTGAATGGACTAACAGCGACGAATACAATGACCTCTCCGGATTAATATTCAAAACCGGCACAGAATTCAACAAATACTATATGCTTCATCAAAAGCACAGGATATTCTGGTCCTTGCGGCCACTCATAAAGGAAATAGAAGATCAGTACATGATATCAGCGATGGGAGAAACATTTTACAGTGCATTAAAGACTGCAGCGGATCCATCAGCTGCAGAAATCGAATCGCTTAGGTTAATAAAAAGCGCAGTCGCTAATTACACTATCGTGCGTGCGATTGAAAAGCGATCAGTTACTATGACCGAAAACGGATTCAGCATTTTGCTTGCTGCCGGCAACTCAGATGCAGTCAATTCAGGTGATTATCCAATTGAAAGCATAGATCCACGCATGGACATGCTTTATAAAAGTTGTGAACGCACAGGTGATGCCTACCTGGTGCAATTGAAACAATATCTGAATGCAAAAGCTTCAGCACTTGTCTTCGCTGATTATTTCGCTAGTGAACTATACGAGGATCCTGCGGTCACTGCACTAAAACCAAACCCCAATGAGAAGAGAAAGATTTTTGGAATGTGAAAAACATTTTCTACCATAAAAAAAAATGCCTGCATCTACCAGATAATCTCGATGAACTATCACCGCATCAATATTTGGGCATTGCAAATCTTCTCTATGATGGGGGCAATGAAATTGCCTGTAAAGTAAAAGCATTAAGGATTCTTTCTGATATCAGCAAAATCAGATTGCTGCTAATACCTTCAGAAAAAATAAGCCGTTGCCTTGAGTATGTTGATTGGATTTTTGAGGCAATGAACATTACCAAACAACTTCTCCCATCGTATAAAGGCTATTACGGACCCGCTGACGAGCTGGACAATTTAAAAATGAAAGAATTCCATTTCTCAGAGCATTTTTATCACAGGCATTTAATTGATAAGGATGAAACTGCATTGGACAAGTTGATAGCAACGCTCTATCGCAAACCAAAATCATTTTTTAAATACGATCGAAAAAAAAACATTGATGGTGATCTCCGGGAGCCATTTAACCTTAACCTGGTAGAAAAGCATGCCGCGCTGATCAGCCGCTGGCCGGAATCCGTTAAATATGCCATTTTCCTTTTTTATGATGGCTGCCGGCAACAATTCATCGATGATTTCCCAATGATATTCAAAGAGCCTGTGAAAAGTGGATACCAAAGCCAATATAATGCGGGTTTGTATGGCATGATGCTGAACCTGGCAGGAGAAAAATTGGGCCGCATTGACCAGGTAGAGGAAATGTATGTGCCTACAGCGCTGCTCACACTCGGAATGATGAAGGAACAAGAGAGATTTTTTGAAGAAGAAATGAAAAAATAAAACTCATGACTATAAACCTGGTATACCCTATCGCATATCTTATTGGTTTTGCCTATTGCTTTTACTTAATTCGTAAAGCAGAACTAAATGGTATAGCATGGAATCCATTAATAATTAAAATTATCTGCTGCCTGTTGTGGCCTGCGATATACTTTATACTAATCTATGATTTTTTTAAACGGTCCAAAAAATAATGGGATTCTTCAACGATAGGACCAATTACTTTAAAAGCATTGCTCATCTGAACAAACTTATTGCACACAACCAGGAAGTAGAAGGAGTGACCCGCGCAAGTTTTTTCGGAATGAACGATGAAGATGAAGTGCTGGCCGCTTGTGTCAATTGGGGTCATTTCCCCTGCATGGTTCAATTTGATTTCTCCGGAAGATATACCAGCAACATAACCGGTGAACCAAAAAGAAAAATTTCCAATGCCATTTGGATCCTGGATAAAGCAACTGTGACCAACATGGCATCCATCCAGGCGGCAAAGGATAGATCTTTCGAAGTAATTGAGCAAGTGATCAGTGCTATGTGGGATGATTTCAAAGAGCAGGGCTTCTGTGGCAATCTACAGTACGTTGACCTGGCACAATTCAATTTCTTACCGATCGGGATCGTAGGATCCTCACTGTACGGATGGCAATTAAATTTTGGTGATGATACGCAGGCAACTGCAGTAACAACAAAGGATCCTGAACAATGGTATGATGAGTAAAAGAAAAAACAATCATGGCTTACCAGTTAATAGAGCGTCCGCATAAATTTTCGTTTAGCAAAAACCCGGTTCGATATGTTTTTAATATCACTAACCCGGCAGCTGCCGGCTGTGCATTGGAAATAGAGCTTTACTCGCTGGCAATTGGTTCATTAACTCTCCCTGGCACACTGATCACCAGGCAAACGCTCACGCCAAACCCCGATGGATCCCTTGAATTTTATTGTGAGGATTTTCTGAATTCATTTCTTGATTGGGAATTGCCAAACCTCACCAACAATGATATACTTGCATGTACCAGTCAAATTGCAAAGTTCTATATCCGGTACAGGCAAACAACAAAAAACAATCCATCACCGCCATATGCAACGGAAGAAGAGAATGTGCGTATTGTATTAAAAGGTGGTGTAGCAAAAGAAAAATTCGATCGCAATAATTTTTTTATAAACTACCTGCCGGCAAACAAACCTTTCCTCACCTGGTTGCCCGATCGTCATTTTGTCGGCACTGAAGAACGTAGATACCTCACCTACTTCCATTATTCAGGTGATCAGCTCACAGATGTTTTGCAGGAAATTATTTATAAAGAAAATATGGAGTGGGCTGCATCCAGTAACAGCGGCAATATTGATGTGGCCAGCCCAAACAATCCTAAAGAAGGATTGCTGGATATTGAGGCCACGGATTCTGAAGATGGAAATGAAGTAACACTCATCGGCGCCGGCGTTGTGCTCCCTGATTTCAATACACTGCTATTTGATATCCGGAGTAAAGGTCCATGGGATCCCGGGGAGAAGATCATCTTTTCATTTTACAATGAGGTCACATTAATCGGGTCCGTTGAGTTGGCAGATGGAGATTATGGATTCGATAGTGCAAACGTTGATGACTATCAAACAATTTCCATTCCCATAGCATTCCTGGATTCTGCGGATCGCCTAAAGATCACCAGGGACGGTGTTACCACGATCGGATTTTACCTGGATAATATCATTCTAAAACAATTGGAAGAACTTCCACCGGTGCTCAAGCTCAAGGGCCGAGCAGTGTGGACAGATGGAACTCAGGAAACAGTCACTATAGATTTCCCATTACTTTCAGAATCATTATTATTTCATTGCCCTGCAGGGCTTGATCAACTTGGCCTGGCAGGCCTGCACCCGGATAAGAAGATGTGGTATTATGATGTGAGTGTTGAAGATGATGCAGGAAATGTTTTTGCATTGCCTTACCGGCTATATGCAGACCATCGCAAATACTACAATGTATTTTCTTTCATCTATCACAACAGCCTCAGTGGCATTGATACCCTGCGCATCCGGGGTGAATATGATCTTGAAATAAACAGGGATTTCACAGAAATACAGAAAGCCACAGGTGGCAACTTCTCCAATGAAATTTTGCCAACAGAAAACGGCGCCATTAACATCAGCAAGTTTGAAGTTTATAAAGGTGATGCCGGCTTAATGAATACTAAAAGGCAACAGGATGCCTGCCAGGATCTGTTGTTGTCTGAAAATGTTTATCGTGTCATCTTCAATCGTTGGCTCCGGGTTGTTAACATGCAAAAGAACCAACCCATGGGCGCCACGGATGATACTAAATGGATTTTCCCTTTGCAATGGCGCTATACTTTTGACAACACACAGTACACTCCTTTTAATAAAGATTTTGGTGCCGGCAGCAATACGGAGGATCCCGGCGCTGTCTATGGCCAGTGCACAGCGCCAACCGACCTCGCTGTTGAATTTGTTGGTCCCGATGGTGGTGGCAAGCAATATCATTTCTCCTGGAACGCGGTCATAGGTGCAGAGTCTTATGAAGTTCAGTATACGGATATACTCACCGGGGCCTGGATCACGATCGGCCTTCCCGCAACAAATGAATTGGATTATACTTTTGAAACCGTCGAAGGAGATTATTCCTGGAGAGTGAGAACAAAATGTGGCGAAGATGACTATAGTGGTTATGCAAATGGTCCCGGGTTCCATATTACAGAAGATAGTTTTGCTTGCGCCGGCCCGGATATTGGATCGCTGAGCACTACTCTTCAGAATATAGATGATACCAATGCAACAGTTCGCCTGGCTTGGGGTGCCGTTGGCGGAGTGCTGGGTTATATTGTGGAATGGCGCGTATATAATACCGGCGCCTGGAATACTGCGTTCACTGCAGCATTATTTTATGATGTAACCGTTCCAAATGATGCTCAGTATGAATGGCGTGTAAAATCTCAATGCAACGATACTCCTGATTATAGTGGTTATACCTATGGTCCGCATTTTATTCCAGCAAACATGGTGGGCACTTGCAATGGTCCATCCGGGTTAAATGCTGAAGTATTTATTTTTTCTTTTTTCGCATTAACAAGATTTTTCTGGGTCAATGCTCCTGCAGTGACTGATTATAATTTGCAGTACCGGGAAGTTGCTACCACAACCTGGTCAGAAGTAAATAATATCAATAGCGGTTATTCAACGTTTGTAGATAAGTTCAAAACCTATGAATGGAGAGTAAGATCAAATTGCGCCGCTGGTGGATTTAGCGGCTGGATGAATGGTCCAAATTTTAATTCATAATTATAAGAGTGAATGCTCGGCATAAAAATAAACAATCAATTCCTCGACCTGTCACCAGGTACTTCTGTGCAAATAGAAAGGATATCGCCATTTTTTAACTTTGAAGATCTTTCAGGTGAATACACTTTACCGCTCACATTTCCTTACACGCCAAAAAATTCACGTCAGCTCGATCTGCCCAACCATTATTACACTAAACGCCTCAAATCAAAATTCCCCGCTCAGCTCTATGACAATAATAATTTCTCGCATGCCGGTGACCTGATTGTCCAAACGGCATCGCTTAATGTTAATGACATAAATAAAAGCTCCATAGATGGTTTTTTTGTCACCGGTATCAGCAGCTTTTTCCAGCTGGTTAAAAATAAAAAACTTAAGGATCTCTTTCTCGGCGGCATTCGCTCATTTGCCTGGACAAACAATGATCCGGATGCTACTAATAATGGTTTCTGGCAGCACATCCATAAAACACTGGATGGCACAATGGATTATTCCTTCGCGCCTATCAGGAATGAAAAATGGTCCGGCAGCACCGAAGACGGCACTCCGGATTGGATCAACAAACTAGACAACACCGGCAAAATTGATTATGATAATAATTTCACAACACTTGCACCGCAGGTATCATTAAAATATCTGCTCACCTGCATCCTTGAAGAGCACAATTGGCAGCTGGATCATTCAGAAATGAATGGCACATCCTGGGATATTTTATTCATTCCTTCATTTTACTCTGTCAGTTGGAAAAAGATTGTTGCAATAGAGGATCCTCCATATTTCCTGCAGGCCCCGCTGCCTAATATTGATATCAATTTGCAAAACCATGTGCCTCCGGAAATGTATATCAGCAATTTTATCATTGCTCTTCGCAACCGGTACAATTGGGGATTTGATTTTGATAGCAACACCCGCGTCTGTAAAATGCGGCCACTAAAGAACCTGGCTATCGGCACAAAAAAAGACTGGACAAGATTCATGGCTGCGAAACTGTTGAGCAGCTTTTCAGAAGATCCTAAAGTTTTTTCCTTCACCAATGAAATAGATAGTCACGATGATCTTTCGTCAGCTCCGGATTTTGATAAACCGGTTTATGGCGCTCCTGTAGAAACATTTGCTGACCTGCCGGCAGCAGCTGAGGGCAACTTCAATAATGTGATCTATGTGTTCAAGGAAAATAAATTTTACCAGTGTCACTATAATGAAACTGACCTGGTATATCAGTGGGACATTTTTGCTGATAACATTTATGATTACAAGCCTGCCGGCAGCAATACAGAAATTCCAACGGTGGCCAGCACCATGCCGGTTTATAAAACGCTTTACCGAGACACGGGAATAACAGAATACTACGGTCTATTCCCCCTTTGTTCGCAGGAAGGAAACTGGGAAGGCAAGCAAGGTGATTTTGTCCCTTGGGGACTCAGGACATTGTTTCATCGCGGCATGGTTTGGGAGGCGCTTGATAATGGCACCACCGGTGCACAGAAATATCCTTATCTCACCAGCATTGCATTCACCATCACCCAGGAAGAGCCGGATCTTGATTGGAGCAATGTTTACGTTCATGATTTCACAGGCATTAATCTCGGAATTATAAACTACTGGTGGAAAGACACTCTCAAATACATACAGCAAACCGATATCATCACACTCGATCTTTATTTGCCGCGCACGGAGCTGGTGAATTTTCGATGGAGCGATGTCATCATTTTGCGAAACATTCCATATGCGGTTCAAAAAATTACAGAGAGCATACCCTATCCAAATTTTATAACAACAGAACTAAGGAGGATCGGATGATTCATAATTTTCTTCTATCAAAATGGCTCGCCGGCAGAAATAATTTTTTTGTTGGCTCGGTGCTTTATAAAGTTTTTGGCAACGATGAAAAATTAAAAACTCTTTTCTCTTCCTGCCTGCAACCCGATGATTATTTAAAACATCGACTTGAGCATGAATTGCAAAAACTCACCGATAAACAAGATGCACTGCTCCCCTCTCCACCAAAGGTGGAGAGGGGTTGGGGGGTGAGGTTCCCAGAGTCTTCCGACCCCGTTCTCTCCGCCCTCCGCAATGAATGGCTACCCCTCTACCAAAGAATGAACTACCTGCGCTATGAGCTGGATCGCTATGAAGAAAATACAAACGAGCAAATTGTTATACGCAAACCAATGGCATTCGAAATTCTGGAACTGGAACAAAAATGCATGCTCATTTGGGCAAAACGTGATCATTATGTTCAGCATGGCCAGCTCCCGGAAGTAAAGCAAAAAAAGATCGATATACCGTCTGATCCGATTCTCCTGGGAAAAATGATAGAAACTCTGAAAAAAAATATTCGTCGCAATAAAAGTCTCATGACCAAACATCCGGATAATGTAGTATATCCATTAAAATTTAAGAATTACACGCAGGAGTTAGAAAAATTATTATCTAAAATAAATCAACCACTGTCATGAAGGACCTGGTTAAAACAGATAACCGCGTTGACAGCAACCGGGAAACCATTCAGCTCCACCTGCAGAGTGAAGAAGGAACCGTGCCATTGACCGATAAGCAAAAAGAATTATTGACGCGGTGGGAATATGTTGATGAGCTTGTTCGCATCAATGGCATTCGTGGCCGTGAGGTAGTGGCCAAAATGGTTATGCGCCGGCACCAGGTAAGCAAGCAAACCGCTTACCAGGACATTGTGAATGCAGAGGCGGTATTTGCCAGCTCCACACCACTAAACAAAAAATATCGCATCGGCTTGCGCATTGAGTTCCTGGAACAAAAGATCGATGAGCTTTATGGCATGGTGAAAATGGAGCCATCCCCCTCTTTAGAGGGGGAAGCCCCGAAGGGGCAGGGGGAGTCAGAAGAGGATATCCTTGCCCGCGTGGCTCGCATCAAAGGCAACCAGGAGTATTTGCATGAAGCAAAAGAGCTGGAAAAAATTTTGCAAAAATATTATCATGATTACCCGGAGATCGTTCAGCCACGTTCACCAAAGAAAATAATTTACGTGTTGCCTGTCCAACAAATGCCGGCAGCGCCATTGACTGCTGACGACGCAATGAGAAAAGCAGGCCTTGTCATTGACATCACCCCAAAAAATCCACCTGTTAATGATACAAGATGATCCGAATTCAAAAACCGTCAACCTTAACCGCAGCCAGGCAATGGTTAATTTGATCAATGCTAACATCACCATAGCAGCATGGCCAAGAGGCCAGGGTAAAACATCGATCATCGGATCCAGGATACTTCACCTCTCAGAAGCAATGCCCCGGGCCCAGGTGCTGCTCATATCAGATACATTTGAAAGATTGGAAGAAGTGACGATACCAGGGCTGGAAAATTTTTTAAAAATTGAATTGGCATTAGCGCCGGGTGTAGATTATCTAATGCATGCGAAACCTCCCGATCATTGGCTGTCACCTTATTTTGTGCCGGTGGATTATGATCATGTAATTTCTTTTGCCTCCGGGTTTGCAATTTGTGAAGTGAGCATGAAGAAACAAGGATCCGCTGCGGGCTTCAACGCACAGGCCGGCATTGGTGATGAGTGGAAATATGTTGACGCCAAAAGATTCAACGCTGAGGTCAGGCCGGCCATTCGTGGTGCAAAAAATACAGTAGCAAAAAAATTACATGATGGCAGCGTTCTAAAGTGGTATGATATCCCGGAATTTCAAAGCCTTTGGTTGTTCACAGATAAGTTCCCTACAAAAGGATCTGATCTCAATTGGGTCCTCGATCAACGCAAAAAAGTAAACCAGGGCTATGTCGATATCATTTATACACTGCAGCTCGAATGCATTAAGCTGGAGCAGCAAATAGAAGAGCTTTCCAGCAATGATGCAAAATATAAACGCATCAGGATGATCAGGGAATATGAAGAAGTGATGAGAAAGCTCCGCATGGACCTTGTTTATTATTCAGACGCTCTTCCCTATGAAAATATTGAAAACCTGGGCGACAGGTATTTCCGGGACCAGAAACGTGACCTGACGAAATATGAGTATGAAGTTGCAATAGAAAACAAAGATCCTGATAAAGCCATCACTCCTTTCTACCCGGCGCTCGATCGCAAACATTTTTACCAGCACAACAATGATTACAATCCAAACAAACCGCTGATCATTGCCCTGGATTACCAGTTCAGCATCACACCCATTCCCATTTGCCAGTTCGACCGGTTGCCTGGCTCTCCATTCATTTCACTAAACTTCATTCAATCGGTCCACTCCCTGCAGGGCGAAGGCGGCATGGATGCGGCGCTTAATAAATTTTGCGAAGCCTATATTGATCACCCTGCCAAAGTGGTGTTTTATATCTTTGATCACACAGCTATTGGCCGATCACCGTACGGCAAAAGCTTCAAAGATCACGTCTGTAATTTTTTGATCAACAAAGGCTGGTCAGTCATTGAGGTTTATACAGGCGATGCTCCCTATCATGACATCAAATACCTGGCAATAGACAAATGGCTGAAGTGGCAGAGCGATGGACAGATCCGTATAAATGAATTAAGGAATGAATCCATGAAAACTTCTATAGAGATGACCGGCGCCATGAACGTGATGGGCAAAACAAAAAAAGATAAATCTTCGGAGAAACAAAATTCAAAAACGCCACCGGAAAAAGCAACACATTATAGCGATGCCTTTGATCAAATTGTTTGGGGAGGATTGGAGCTCCAGCTGGTGCCTATGATTGATGATGTGGGGATGGATATCATGTTGAGATGATCACCAATTGGAATTCGATTTATCCGCCATCTGTTTTTTTAAAATTTCAATGAGTGATCTTATCTCAATTCCAGTTTGATCCTTTACTTTCTCCCATTGTTTTTTTGTAAATTCCGGAACCTTTTCCTGCTCCAAATTGCTGGTATATGTAGTTGTGATTTTACCGGACTGATAAACAGATTTGAAGTCAGTGAAAGAATATTTGTATCTGCTATCCTTGCATTGAAGATTCACAGTAAACCAAACTTGTATATAAAATGCCGGCCAGAATCCGGGAGGAATCCTCACTTGCATCCAGCCCTTAGCGATTATGCTATTTGCGTTTTCGTCAATGACTTGTGTCGCATCCTTGCCACTATTAAAGGCCTTTGTTATAAACATTTTTGACCTATATAAGAGATCTTTCGCACTCGAAGAATCAATAGAAACAATATCTGCAAATTCAATTTTGCCATCAATATTTTTCGGAAGGTCCTGACCGGACACATTTTGATAAAACAGGAATGAAACTATAAATAGAATTCTCATAAAAAGTTTTTAAGTCAACCAAGCTACTAATTCCTTTGTCATCAAAAAAGATAATTCAAATCAAATTGTGACCATATACCCACTTAGTAGTATATGCCGCATCAATTCAGCATTTAATATTGCAATAGTCCTTAGTAGAAAAACGAAAACCTTTTCCACCATGAATACATATTGCGCCACCTGCCCCAATAATGGGGAATGCATCTTTATTTCCCGTCCTTTAGAATATCGTTTGTTATTGTGTTCAAAAATGCTTGAGCCTCCTGTTTTGATTGGAATGATTGTTTCTTTACGGCCTGTTCAATTACAAATTCCTGAAGAGCCAACAATTTGGCGCCAACGGCTTTCAGGGTTTCTTTCGCAACATTCCCAGTAGAATTCTTTACCATCTGAACCAATTCCTCATGACTTTTAGCAAGGCTGACTTGTGATTCAGCCATTAGCCGATTACTTTCAGTGAGATTTACAATGGCTTGAATAGACAATTGACCAGCATCAAGTGGATCATTATTCGATGGGCGCTTAGTATAAGGGGTAATCTCTTCATTCATTATTGAATCCAAATCTGAACGGAATTCATTTTCTAAGTTTTTCAATAATCGCTCGCTCACTTGGTTCTTACTTTTAACCTGAGAAAGCCTGCCTTTGGCATAATTCATTCTTTTTTCAATTCCCTCCAAATTCAGTTTTGTGGCGAATTTTATGCGTTCGATCAACTGATCGAACTCTGAATTAATATTTTTCAATTCTGATGGCTTGTTTGTTGAATGTTTTCTAAATATTGCCTTAGGCATTGTTTTAGTGCTTTAGGCAACCTATATTCGCACTGTCAACCCAAATGTAAACCAATCTGTCAACCAATCAAATACAACTATAAGGTAAATCATGGTAAACAATTCAATCAAAGCAGCAAACAGCTTAACCATCCGGGGCATCAAAAAAAAGATGCAGCAGGTAAATGTCACTGAGCTGGCTGATCGGCTTGGCTATAGCAGGGCCAATATATACAAGCACCTGGATGAAAAAGAACCGGAGAAAGCAAACGTCGATCAGCTAAAAAAGATCATGGATGAAATTGAATGCATGATCACAGAAGAGCATGAAAAAGCATTAGAACTTTCTAAAAAAGCTTGTTAACAATGACAGCCAATAGCATCACACTCACCATCCAGCATTACGATGCTATCAGGGAACTGCTCACATCAAAAGGATATACAGCTCCGGCCATCGCCATCATTGTCATTGATGATGGAGATGAATTGATAATTCGTGACAGCAGTGAAATGCTAATAGGAATAATTTCTAAAAATAAAAACCTAAATCATGATACAGCCGCATGAAATTCTATACCTGAAGCTCATCGCAGTCTTCTGCACCATCGTTGCGCTGATCGCCATCCGTGCCTGGGCAGAGTCGGAAACAGTCATCACCTGGTGCCATAAAGAATTCCACAAAGATGCCAGGCTGCCCGGCCGCTGGCCCAAACCATCACGCATCCGCAGATTTTTCTTTTTCATTTTCAACCTCAAACATAAAAGCATATGAAAATTACAGCCTCATTTATAGATCGCCTCGTGGCTATGACGCCATATGAACGTGGCCGTTTCTTCCAGGAACATAAAACTGAAATTGATTTCACTGCTCTTATTACCAGGGCAAAAGAAAGACTAATAGAGATCACAGAACCAATCACAAAAACAGAAAAGACCGACGCAGAAAATAATTGGGTAGTGAAGCAGCAGGAAAATATAGAAGAGATCATTGATGATTCGGTTCTATATGCCGCTGCGGAGCTGCACCCTGGCGCAGTAGAAGGTCCTTTCCTGGTTGAAAAAGATTTAAGATCAAACCCTTCCGAAATATCTGCTGGCAAATACCAGGACAGAATATTTCGATAGTAGTATTTGCCTCACATCCCCTCTCCACTTGTGGAGAGGGGCAAGGGGGTGAGGTGTGTCCGTGGCAGCGGAGGACATTAATATGACGCTGCGCACCGTCGCTTAAAGACAAGTAAAAACAAGTTGGGCGGTTTTTTGTTTTGGGAGCGGCGGATATGCGGAGATAGCTCAGCGGGTCCTGTTAAAATCAGGCAAGAGCGTTGTTCTTCCAGGGCAAAGGTCGAAGGTTCGAATCCTTCTCTCCGCTCTGTTTTTAGTTGTTAGAATAAAATTATCCGGGCTGTGTCTACAGCCTGGTTTTAACCTCTCCCGCAGAATTGCGGTAAAAAATTCAATCGAAATAGATCCAAAACAATTGAAACAAAGAAAACAAATAGTGGAGTTATTAAGTTATGGCTTTAAGGCCAAAGACATCTCTAAAAAGATTGGCATAAGCAATAGAACGGTTGAGGTACACATTAGAAAGATGTTACTTGAAGGCTATGACAATACGACTCATTTGGTAGCAACATATTTAAGGAAGGGGGTTATAAAATAAAACAATAATGACACCTGAAGCCGAAGAAATGAAAAATGAATTTGTCCACTCTATTGTAGCGGCCATTAAATCCTTACCAAAAGATCAGTACCAGGTGAAGATTTTATTGGACATAGAAAAGCTATCAATAGAAAATGTTTCTAATCGTCTTGGAATAACCATTGATAGTGTCCGGGTAAAAAAAGCAAAGGCCGATCATGCAATCGGGGTTTTTCTTAAAAATAAAATTGAACAATAAAATTAAGGCAACTATATAGCTATTCATCCTAAAAAAAGAATATGAACTACAATATTTTAGAAGCAAGAATTGAATTTGAAAAAAACAAAATTCAAAGAATTACGGTGCTTGTAGATTGTACAGGGAGCTATTCCAGCTCGTTCAGTGACGTTCGAGCAATATTCGCAACAACAAAACCAAGAGGGGGCTACATGAACATTTCGCCATCTGCAGATATTAGCGAAAAGCTATTACAAGATGTTGCTGCTGCTGGTATGCAAACAGTAGACATAGACAGAGACGAAATTTTCCCTGGTTGGGAAAAAAAATATGCAAATACTGACAAAGTTAAATAAGTATATAATCACGAAAATTAATACCATGAAATGGATCATCATCGCTTTGCTGTTTGCATCATGTGTTGCTGCAAAGCCAACAGAAAATAAAAAAACTTTTGAGGTATCAAAAGTAGTGTTGCTAAAAGATGGATATCGCCGCATCTATGCGCAATCAGTACCAGGTGGCGCACGATATACCACCGTGTGCCAGTGCGACACTATGATAAAAGGCAAACAATTCACAGCTATTTTTCTCCGCAAGCTAAGTCCATCAATATATAAATAGAATTTCATTATGAAAAATTTAATCATCGCCTAAAAGAATACCTGCTCATGCAAACCATCAAACGGGGGGAACTGTACGCCATAGAAGAAGAGATCATTCAATTCAAAAAAAACTCACCTGCTCTTAACATTTTACTCCAGGACAAGATCCGGATATTCTTCCAGAAAAATGCACAGCAGTTTAAAGTAATGCATGCCCGGTTCAAAGGCATAAAACAAAAATATATTCAGCAGGATCCTGCCGGCAATTTCAAAACCACCGGTGAGGATGAAAAAATCAAATGGGTGTTCATCGACAATCTTGATCAGCTCCGTGCAGCACAGGTCCTTGATGTTAGCCAGGTAGAAAATCAGTTCCTGCAGGAATGCGAAACACTATTTCAACAAAACATTCAAATCAACTGGTAATGGCACTGAAGAAAGTACATCCCGATCCCGATGAGGATAATCTGAAATACCTGGGCATTATCTGCATTGTTATGATCATAGTAGTCATTGCCGGCATCATCATCTTTTCAATTTTCGTAAAAAAATAATCATGGATATAATTGGGCATTTAATTCAAGACACAGAGATCATCGGCATAGGCCCTCTTTATACACAACCGTCTAAAGACCTCGCGTTGCGGTCTCTCTATAATTCGCAAAGGTTTATTTTCAATGTCCACACAAAACACAATTCAATTGAAATAGCCAGTCATTATTTCATGCCAGGCCCGCCTGATATGAAGAACGAAGATGAAAGGAATAAAATGCGGAGATGGGAAGATGACTATTACAAAGCTCGCCAGCTGATCGCTGATCAAATTGGTGAGATTATTCCGGAACAAAAATAATCCTCTCTTGAAAACCTTACTAACCACTTTACTAATCCTGACTATGGCAAAAGCCGAAGAAATTAAGCACGACTCCACTGAATCCTCAGCGGAGCTTTCCTATTTCCATCAACGCCTGCAGCTGCTTGGGATTACTGAGCAAACCAATCTTGTAGGTATCTGGGAGTTGAAAATTCCCCTCGAGCACAAAAGGAATCCGAACGGCACAATGGATTCAGTTAAAGAAATAAAAGATGTGCCGGTGTTTAGGCAACATGAGCAGGGCATAGAGATCATAGTGTACACACTAGACAGGAAATATATTTACCATCAGCAACCTGAGCAGCTGGATGAAGAAAGCGGAAAGATCACAAAGCCAAGATCAACAAGTAAAAAATATGCATTGATCCGTTATGAGAAGCCACGTATCAATAAGGACGGATCTGTTCAAAAATATCACATACCGAAAGGTGCCGGCACATATCCCTTCTTCCATCCATCGCTGATAGATAAATTTGAGAAGAAGCAAAACATCGACACATTATTTCTCACCGAAGGTTATTTCAAATCCTGGAAGGGTTGCATGCATGGGATCCCGATCGTGGGGCTATCATCCATCACACATTTAAAAGACAAAGAAACAGGAGGGCTGCATCCGGATATTCTAAAACTAATGCTCACCTGCAATGTAAAACGAATGGTGTGGCTGACGGATGGAGATTGCCTGGATATCACCAGCAAGGAGATCACTGACGGAACAGATCTGTACAAACGTCCAAAAGGTTTTTTCTCCAGCTGCGAAAATTTTAAAACGCTGCTAGATGATTATGATGTTGACAAATGGTTCTTTCACATAGATGGTGACAACCTTGTTTCCAACTCACTTTTTTCTCCCAACGCTGGCCAGCCGGTCACCAGGGACAAAGTGAAAGGCCTCGATGATCTGCTGATGACATTTCCCGATCGTATTCCGGAGATCGTCGATGATGTCCTGTCTGTTTCAAAACAATCGCCATGGTTTGTAAAGCACAACATCACCACCGGCACCAGGAAGATCCACACTTATTTTCATTTGCTTAATGTAAATGATTTCTTTTTGTTCCATGCTGAGCGCCGGCCGGAGATAAAAGGGAAAGAATTTGTTTTCAATGGAACTCGTTACCGCTATGATGAAAAAGATAATGACTGCAAGATCGTCACGCCGGCAGAAGCTAAGCTTTATTTTCGTGTGGGTGATAACTATTACAAGTTCGTCGAGAAAATAAATCAGTTCGGTGTAATTGAAAAAGGTTTTGTTCCCCGCCTCAAATCAACCATCATCGATGATAATGGCCGTTATTTTCCAAAGCACATTCCTAAGTATGAAACGTTTTGCAATTATCCTGATCATACAAATTTTCAGCAGGTCATTCACAACAACTTCAATGTCTATTCTCCATTTGAGCATGAACCCGAGCAGGACAAATGCACTGAAGATGATTGCTCTACCATCATGTCATTCTTCAAACACATCTTCGGAGAAAAAGAGATATCTATAAAGCAAAAAGATGGCGATAATATAAAAACCGCTTATTACCAGCTGGGGCTTGACTTGGTGCAGCTGCTTTATCAAAAGCCAACACAAAGGCTTCCAATCCTATGCCTGGTTAGCCGTGAAAATGAAACCGGCAAATCAACCTGGTTTGATTTTCTCAAAGCAGTGTTCACCAACAATGCAGCTGTAGTGGGCAACTCAGACCTGGCAGATGATTTCAATTCATTTTGGGCGCCGAAGCTGCTGATCATGTGTGACGAAACAAAGATTGAAAAGCTCACAGTGGTGGAGCGTGTAAAGATGTTGACGTTCGCAAAAAAAATACCGCTCAGCTCAAAAGGGAAAGACAAAGTGGAAATAGATTTCTTCGGTCACTTCATGATGAATTCAAACAACGAAGAAACTTTTGTTTACACCAGTGAAGAGGATACCAGGTTCTGGATCATCAAGGTTCCCCGGGTGGGATCCAAAAATCCCGACCTGCTTCAGAACATGATCGAAGAAATACCGGCATTCCTTTCTTTTTTGAATGGCCGAAAGATTGTTGCTCCCCGGGTGAACCGCATGTGGTTCGATGAACAACTGCTGAGAACCGAGGCGCTTAAAAAAGTTATCGCATATAGCCACAGCACAGTGAAAAAAGAATTGGTTTATCATCTAAAGCAAACTTTCCTTGATTTTGGTGTAAAAGAAATTTACATGACCTGCCGCGATATCCGAAACAGTTACTTCAAACACAAAGAAGAAAATTATGTAGAACGTGTCCTGAAAGAAGAAATGAAAATAATACCTGTGCAATGCTGGATGTTTAAAGGGAAAAAGTATAAAACAGAACAAGATGCAATTGCAGCTGCAGTGAGCTTGGGGTTGAATGAAATGGAAGCGCTTGATCAAATAACCAGGAAAGGGGATGTAATGCGATACAGTTATCCCGGGTGGGAAATGAAGCAGGTGGAGATGGGCAAGCCAATGGAACGCGTTGCCTTCATAGTGAAAGAACAACCCGGCCGGCCATACAAATTTTTGAGAGAAGATTTTGTGAAGCCGGAAGATGAAGTGGAGATATCGGATGAAGTTAAATACATGAATGATATTCTTCCATCAGCTAACGGGCACCCATTGACAACAGCAGAGGTGCACGGCAAAGAAGAACCACAAGGAGATTTACCATTTTAAAAATAAAACAAACAACATGGAAAACAACAGAGACAATTTGGGTAAAAAAGCAAAAGACAAGATTACAGGCTTCTCGGGGATCATTGTAACGAAACTGATCTGTCTTTTTGGTTGCAATCAATATGGAATTGCTGGCCAGGCGTATGACGATAAGGAACAAAAAAGAGCACCAACTGAATATTTTGATGAGGGCCGTGTCGAGATATTGGGTGATGGTATAACTGCAGCTGAAGTTTCTGTTGATCGCCCGGGTGCTGATTTTAATGCTGATGCACCGAGATAAAAACAAAACCACCATGGCAAAATTTAAAAACTTACAGCATTGGCAGATCAATGTGATCACCAGGGATCATGCCACCAACACTGCAAAGCAAATAGCAGTAAAGGCAAAATGCACAAAGGAAAAAGTGTATGAAATCTGCAAAGAGAAGGGAATAAAAACGCTCACTCTAAAGCAGTTCAGAGATTCATTGAACAACCAGAGGTTGGCAAATATCATTGTCCTGCCCAAAGAAAAACCTGAAGAGAAGTGGCAGCGGCCGGCGGCGGAATATTCCAACAGGACGCCATATGGAATAGCTACAGAATTACACCAGGGAAAAATGTTTTAATCAAAATAATAGAACAACTACAAAAATTTTACAATGAAAAAGAAAACTGCCACAAAGAAAACGTCTCGGACAAAGCAAGAACCTTCAGCGCCTCCAGAAATAACACCGGTTAAAGGCTTCAAGATTTTCAATCCTGATTTCTCCTGCAACGGGATGCAGTATAAAGAAAACGATAAATTCAAACATACTGGCGCGATTGAAATATGCAGTCGCGGCCTGCACTTTTGTTTAAAGGCACAGGATTGTTTTAGATATTATTCTTTCGATCCTGCAAACATTGTTTGCGAAGTAGAAGCAATTGGTAAAGTAGTCTATCATGAAGAAGATTCAAAAGCTTGCACGGATATATTAGTCGTTGGCCGCAGATTGTCCTGGCACGAAGTTTTAGCTGTAGCGAATTCAGGCAGTAATAATACTGGTCATTCGAACAGCGGCAACAGGAACAGCGGCAACAGGAACAGCGGCAACAGGAACAGCGGCAACAGGAACAGCGGCAACAGGAACAGCGGCGACAGTAACAGCGGCAACAGGAACAGCGGCGACAGGAACAGCGGCGACAGTAACAGCGGCAACTGGAACAGCGGCAACTGGAACAGCGGCGACTGGAACAGCGGCAACTGGAACAGCGGCAACTGGAACAGCGGCGACAGGAACAGCGGCGACAGTAACAGCGGCGACAGTAACAGCGGCAACAGGAACAGCGGCAACTGGAACAGCGGCAACTGGAACAGCGGCGACAGTAACAGCGGCAACAGGAACAGCGGCGCCTTCTGCACAGACCCAAATCCAGTAATTTTTTTATTCAATAAACCAACTTCTCTCACTGTCAAAGAATGGGAACGGCATGAGGCTATAAGCATCATGTCCAATTTAGAACCCACAATTTGGGTTCCTGATCATGCAATGACAGATAAGGAGAAAGAGGCAAATCCAAAATGGGAAACCACAGAGGGATATCTGAAAACAATTTCCATGAAGGAAGCCTGGGCAAATCTTTGGCACAACTTAACCTATAAGAAGAAACAGGTTTTCAAGGCCCTTCCAAATTTTGATGCAGCTATTTTCCAAGAAATAACTGGATTGAAATTATGATCGAGCCAAAACCAACCGCAATTGTTCATTTATGCCAGCTCATCACCGGTGACAGGTTTTATTTAAAAAGCGATAACAAAAAAGTGGTGTGGGAACTTCGATTTCATACACAAATAAAATTAAGGGGCACTATGAAAAAGCTGTCGCAATGTAAAAACGATCTTGGCGGGGTAGACAGATTTGACGCCAATCGGGTTGCGGTCTTCATGCGCAGAACAAAACCTGTTATAAAAAGGAAACGAGAATTTTCAATCGATAGATATTTCGCCTGATGCCATATAGAAACGGAAATATTGTTTGGAATGGAACTCAGTGGAGCGAAGAAATGATATCATTTCTTCGCAACAATTATTTGTCTATGACGAATCAAGAGTTAGCAGATTATCTAGGCCTGAGAAAAACAGTAACCAGGAATAAATTGCGTGAGCTCGGATTGAAAAGAATGGAATTAGAATATTGGAATAAGGAGATGATACAATTTTTGAAATCTAGTTACAAGACAATTGGAGACGTTGAGATCATGGAGTTTTTCAAAAAATATTATCCTAAAGTAAAAGGATGGAAGCGTGGCGCCATCAGGAAGAAAAGAAAACAGATGAACCTAATGAGAACGGAAAGGCAATCAAAAAAGATTGCGGCACGTAATACGAAGAGAGGCGGAAGGTGCTACACAATAGATAAGAATAGTGCTAGCAAAAACATGCACCCCCGGTGGGTAGCTCAGCAAATCGCCCGTAGAAATCCCGAGCTACAAAAAGAGCTTATAAAATATCCGGAAATTATTGAAGCAGCAAGAACCCTTTTATTATTAAAACGAAAAATTAAATCCCTGAAGGTTGAGAAAGCGGCGTAGTGATATCATTGCAGGTAGCCCCGATTTTGTCTCGTTCATTAAAAGGAATTGGAAGAAAATGGACAATAACGCCCTTGCAAAGAAATATGGTTGTGGGATTTGTTCTGTTCGTAAGCAGTGCTATGACCTCGGCCTTTTGCGAATGAAATTGGAATACTGGACAGAAGAACAAATTGAGTTTCTAAAGAATAACTACAGGATAATGGGTGACACGGAGCTTGCTGAGATTTTTAATAAAACCTTTAAGAAAAAAAAGACCTGGACTATAAAGCACATAGAGAAAAAGAGAATATACCTCAAGTTGAAACGAACAAAAAAACAACTCATTGAAATAGAGCAGCGGAATCTTGATCAAGGCAGATTAAATGTTCACAAGAAAAAAGGAAAATCAAAATTTCTCACTAAGGGACCAGCAAAACAAGGGGAGATAAGAATGTATTTGGGACCGAATGGCCAGACTATTACTTCCAAGATCAGGATCGGTAAACAGTGGCTATACTGGCCAAGATGGGCTTATAAAAAATATATAGGGGCCATTCCAAAAGACCATGTGATCGTTCTGAAAGATGGTGATCCTTATAATACAGTACCAGAAAATCTTGAAGCAGTTACGCGTGGGGAATCCACTAGGAGGTATGCTGCCAAAACTTCAATTAATCTTTCTGATGGTTATGTTGCTGCACAAATGGCATATGGTAACCCTGAATTACGCAAAGAGATAAAAACGAACCCAGACCTGATTGAAACCTATAGAACACTCATGTTATTAAAAAGAAAAATTAAACTCAAAAAAAATGAACAACAAAAACCAGGCAGAAGAGCTGCGTAAGTATTTATTTGATCAACTCGATAGACTCAGCGATCCGCAAGCAAATCTGGAAGTGGAATTGAAAAGAGCAGACGCCCTTGCTAAAGTAGGCACTGTGATCGTTAATAGCCACAAACAGGAAATTTACTTTTACAAATTATCCGGTGCAAGAAAGCCATCCGGAGCCAAGCAAATAGAGATGAAACCGATTAAAGGCAAAAAAGTATCCAGTGGCAAATGATTTCTCATTAATAGAATTGCGCATCGCAAGAAGCCTGATCACAAAAAAATCAGTTCAATTTATTTCTGAAGTATTGAACAGGCCTTATGAACAGACCCTAGATCTTATTCGAAACATGTCTGATTCACAAAAGCTAATTCCATTCGAAAAACAGCTTGATAATAATAAGCTGAAGGTGAAATTGAAAAAAAAAAATCAAAAACGGTTTGACGACCAGGATAGAGTTGAAAAGAAGCGCCGCACTGCTAAACAACTATATGAACAGGAAAGGGACAGCAAAAAAAGAGCTGGACCCCAATTCAAAACAAGAGTGATCAACATGAGTGAACTAGTGGCAGTGAAGATCGATCACAAAACTACAGTTTACGTTAAGCCTGGGACAGATATAGAAGCAACAAGAAAAAAATACAATAAAGCACTACACCATTAATGCCGGTCAACAATACATACCTGCTCATTGCATTCGATGTAGACAAACCTGCAGAAGAATGTCATTGCATGCACATGTATATAGATAGAATTCTGTTCACGCAATTAAAGGACCCCGTAGTGAAAGAAGTTTTCCTGGAAGAAAAATTATATAGCATCACCGGCAGGAGAACCGCAGTAGTTCCCTACCTGGCCGGCAACCTGACCTGGATCGTGATCATGGATGTAAAAAAATCAGCAGCATGAGTGTCATCCTTGCCAACGCGCAACATATCGCCAACAGAATCGTGCAGATCTTGGGGCCGCACTGTGATCTCATTCACATTGCCGGCAGCATCCGGAGGAAGCAGGCCCAGGTGAAAGATATTGAGATCGTTTGCCTGCCAAAAAGAGATTCACAGAATGAGGATCTGTTTGGCGCCGGCGAAGAGGTTCTTTCACCAGGGTTTGTCAATGCATTGGCTGGCATCACACGATTAGTCGTAAAAGGTAGGCCTCAGGGACGCTATATGGAAATCGTTCTCCAAAACTGCAGCCTGGTGCTCGATCTGTTTCTGCCAACAAAAAATGATTACTGTCGGCAGTTGGCCATCCGCACCGGCAGTGCAGATTTTTCACAAAAAGTGCTGGCCCATGGTTGGCGCCGGCATGGTTGGGTTGGCTGCGGAGAGCTGGGCCTGAGAAAAGAAACTGATTGCATTAATAAGGATGACAAATGGAAATGCGTCAAGCTGGATGGAGAGCTTCCACCGGTTTGGAAGAGTGAAGAAGAATTTTTTGACTGGATTGGCGTCAACTGGATTCCACCTGAATTGAGAGATTTGAAAACAACGATAGATCAAAAACAATTAACAACCGTTTTCAATTCACATAAACCGGCCACCGGTGAGAGTGGTAGATCAATCATGGACAAGTTCGATATCGACTATCAGTTTGACTTCTATCTACAAAAAGTAAAACTTAGAAAGGAAGACATGTCTCCCACTCAACTAGTGGAGACAAAACAGGCGTTCATAGCTGGCATCAGTTCAATGCTTGTGATGAACACTGAAATAGGCTTGATGCAGTTTGAGAAATCAAAACCAATTATTGAAAAACTTTGGGGTCAGTGCATGTCCTTCTGGAATGAAAAACTACAAGATATGCAGGGAAGACAAAATTAAACCAGCCACCGGTGAGGGTGGTAAATAAAATTATGGATATCCAGAAAATAAAAGAAGCAAATAGGCATAGTATAAAATCCCATGACAAAATTTACTTCTCTTGGATTCCCAGACGAACAGAAACCGGAATCAAATGGCTAACATGGTTGCGTGATGTCGTTGTATCTGAAAATGAAGGCCCATATGAATTGTTGAAAAGGGAAAAATATCGTTATACCAAATTTTGGTTTTTCAGGACAGCATGATCTCTGTCGAAACGATATCATCCTTGACGATCGTGCAGGCAGATCCACCGGCGCCGGTGAAATATTTACTTTCTCCGGAGGAAAAACAATTCTTAGATTTATTGGCTGAAATATGGACCGAGCAAATTTTAAAAACTGAGCAATGAAAATATATATAAATGCTATCCTGCCTCTTCTTGTTTTATTATCCTGCAAGCTGTCTGTTGGGCCTGATGAAAGTCAAGCACCAACCGAAATAAAACAAAAGTCCCCCTACATCCAAAAACCAATGGACGGGGAAAAACTTATCGTAAGCACATGCATGGTGACCAATACCGGCTTATATGGTTATTTGGGAAAGGGCTCGGCGTTGTTTGATTATAGTAACTGTGTAAGGGGATACAGAATACAAGTTTTCAATAATGATGAACTCGTTTCCACTTCTTACTGCCCACAACATGAACTGCAAAAATATTTGGAGATAATAAAGTATGAAATGTCTATAAAAGATAGTGTGATCACAGGCAGTAACTTAATAATAAAATGAAACGAGCCATCGGCTATGCACGTATATCTGATGAAGATCAGTCCACCTGGTCGCTGCCTGGCCAGCTGGAGCTGATCACCGAATACTGCAGCCAAAACAACATTGAACTGGTGGCTACCTTTACAGATGATGGTGAGAGTGCAAAAAATTTCGATCGGGCAGACTGGAAGCGCTTGGAGGAATTTGTAAAAAAAAATCATGGCCAGGTCGATCAACTGCTGGTAATGGCATGGACCCGTTTCAGTCGCAATACAAAAGAGGCGCTCACGATGATCGAGCAGCTGGAGAACCGATATCACATTCGTGTAGTAAGCATTCGTGAACCGCTGCACATGCATCCACAATCACCATTCTTCCATCATATTCGCACACAAATGATCCAGTATGGAGAGCTGGAATTAAACTTTATTAAGGACCGCACAAAATTTGGGATCCACCAGGCACAGAAGTCGGGCCGATATCTTAACAGGGCTCCACGCGGATATCTCAATGCAAGAAATGAAAAAGATGAACCCATCATCATCATTGATCAAACCAGGGCGCCACTGATCCGACATATCTACGATCGATTTTTAATTGGCGACACCATTGACAGCATCCGCAAACAGGTTAAAGAGAGAGGCATGAATGTGAAAGGAAACAGTATGGTCCAAAACATACTGCGCAACCCAGTATATATGGGATGCATAAAACAAATTGCTTACTATGACGCACCGGAAGCGATCGTGAAGGGCATACATGAACCCATCATCGATGAAAACACCTGGTGGAAGGTGCAGGCGCTGTTCGAAAATAAAAAATCAATTCATCGTTCAATCCTCAATGAAGATTTCCCGCTACGTGGTGTACTAAAATGTTTCTGCAATAGAAATGTTACTGCAGCATTCAGCAAGGGAAGGAACAATCTCGTTGGTTATTACAAATGCAATTCACACACGGCAATAAATCTGAATGCAAAAAAACTGCACCTTCAGTTTGATGAAATCCTAAAAGAGATCAGCCTGCCGGCATTCCATATTGACTACCTGCAAAAAAAGATCCTGGAGAATTTAACCGCAAAGCTTCGCAACAGGGAAAAGGAGATGCAGGAGAAGCAGCAGCAACTTTCGGCGCTGCAAAAAAAGATCGACAGCATGGAAGAAAAATATATCCTGGGCGACCTGGATAAAGAAGCATACATGAAGTGGAAGGGTCGCTACCATTCAGAAACATCCTTGCTGCAGGCGAGCCTCGCCGATCTGCGCAGACCGGTGGATCAGATCTGGAGGAATTACAAGTCATCCACCAGTGACCTGGCCAACCTCCAGTTTATTTATAACAAAGGATCTGTACAGCATAAGCAGAGCTTTGTCAGGATGGTGTTCAACAACCAGCTCTACTACCAGGAAGGCGTTTATCGAACCCCGTGGATCATGCCTGTTTTTGCCAGCAAATCCGCATTCCTGGCGGAACAGCGGCTGCTCGTAATAGAGCAACCACCCGCCGAAACGACAAATTTGGCCATATGTGCCCCGTCAGGGAGCATAATTGAACCACTCTTCCAGCTTCTCAACTTGTTTTCAGAGATAAAATCAAAAACAGCTTAGTGTTACAAAACAGTTACATACATGAATTTCAACTATATACGACCGAAATCTAATAGAAGGAGGGGTTGTAGTAGCCGCAATACCATAAAAATATTGGGTATTATAGCTGTTTTCAGCCTCCTGGCGATCGTTTCTGACGAAAATTTTTATCAAGGAAGTGCTGTTACAACTGTTACAATTACCTCTCTTAATATAATAAAAAACAATACCAGCAAGTGTTACAAGGCTGTTACACACACCATGAAAATGGACGTTTGTGTAACATTACTGTAACAATCTGTTACACTACTGTAACAAAATTGTTACAGCCTTGTGTTACAGCCTAACGATATTAAAATCAAACAGTTGAAAAAATTGTTACAGACAGACCCCCTAAAAATGCAAGTCGCAAAAAATTTCTTGAAAATCAAATTCTACTACAATGGCAACCCATATTAGCAAGTTCGCTACGAATTTCAACAACAAACTAGCCTGCCCTAGATTCATTCATATTGACCTGGCACCAAAGTCCGGAATCCCTGAATCGATCCTGGAGAAAGCGGAATACGAGATCCGGACGGAAGATAATTCCCACTCACCCGTGAAAGTGAAGTTGGATGATCTGTGCAGGATGTCGATAGATAAAATTTCAGGACTCGTGACCTGGCAAAGCCACGGTATGACGCGGATAGAATTCATAGATTTTCTCATCAATAGCGGCAAGGAGATCACTGGCGAAACGCAACTAGCAATTTATTTTTTCAAAGCAATTAACAACGAAGGCCCATAAAAAAATTGTAACTTTAGGCAACCCACTGATACATGCTAATTCCCCCAGGCAAGTACATAATTATAGTGCCCACAAAACCCTATTTGAGAAAATGGGTATATGCAAGATATGGATCACCAGTGAAGCTAAATTACCATTCTACCATTGGCACTATAATACTTTGTTTGCTGGATAAAAAAACATTTACACTAAACTATTTCAATGCTGAAAAAAAAGAGATCCGCCTGGCGAAAATGACAGATCATATTGAATGCATTAAACCCCGGAGCGCTATGTACTATGCCGGGTTTTCATTGGATGATAATAAGATCATTGCAATCAACAGGTATTTTGAAGAGCAGTTCCAGGAAGAGTTATATAATTTTTGCCAGAACAATATCAAAGATAAAAAGTGGCGCCCCGGTATTGCAAAAGCTATTGCATCTTTCACAGAGACATACGGCATCATCATGGATGAAGATGTTACTTTGGATGCACTCAAGCAGGCAGAATTCAGGCATAGAAAAAATATTGAGAAAACTTTACAGACTTTTGTCCCCCAACTTAAAACCCACAACAGTAAAGGGTTTCACCGTATCACAGCCTGATTACATATCCTGTCCTTTCACTCCCGTTATTAGTTAATCATTTTTGTATGCATGTCATCCCAAACTTCCTATTTAGGGATTGTTCCGCTACATCGAAACGCAACTTACATAGGAGGTTTCTGCAGGTTCTGGTATATACCTGTTGAAGATTGTTCGGTATTTCCCAGGATAAATTCTGAAAACCAGTTCTTAATTGATGAGCCATCGCTGGTTCCTGGCAAAGCATGGTTCGGACCGATTGATGTGCCAAAAAATAAACTCGGATTCACGGAGGTGATGAAAAAAATAAAAGCCGGGATCTATTATGAACAAAAAATTGAAGGCATTCATATAGGAGATAGTGAGATCAGCAGGGTGAACCTGGAGAATATGGTTTACCACAAATACCTGGTAGTGGCAAAAGTGAGAGCGGGCGGTTTTTATAATTTATTCGGAAGCATTGACAGCCCGATGTCGTTCAACCCGGAATATAAGAGCGGGATATCGGCAGGGGAAACGGCAGAAACTATTTTTTCATTTTTCACAGAGCATATCAGTAAAGCCTATGTACTTCCACAATTTACGGCAGATCAGCTGGCGCCAGGCAGTGGTGGAAGCGGAGGCAGTGAGGATCCTGATTGTATGGTGAATCAAAAAGAAATAATACCATTTGTAAATGAGCCGCTGATAAATGTTCCGTGGACACCTACAAGGCTCGCAAAATTTGGAACGTTCCCTATTGTTGAAGTGTGGATAGATGATGGAGTGAATCCACCTTTTCTTAGTATGGGAGGAAGTATTGAAGTGGATGCGGCGCCGCCGGCATTTACAGAATTGAATGTTAACCTGGGAGGAAATCCTTCAGGGTTTATTGTGCTGACATAAAAACCTGATCATGAAAAAAATATTCTTATCACTGGTCATTTCATTTTCTGGAATGATCAGCTATTCACAGGTTGTAAAGATTCTTGGAGATAGCACTAAATTCTATCAGACCGGGTCCGGTCACAATGAACTGATCATAGAAAATGCTACAAAAGGTAATACAAAGGGCTTCCTGCAGAACAATAATAATGGAAGAACAAAATTTGCATTTGCACTAGATTCTGTTTGGAGAGAAGGAGATCTGCTGAAGTTTAGAAGGGGCACAACAGTTTTATCTTTTAACCTATTAGTTGATACATCATCAGGAGCTGTTGATACAACCTCTCTTTCAAATAGAATAAATTTAAAGCTGAATATTTCCGACACATCCAATAAATGGGTGAATAACATTTACAGAACTCCGGGTATCGACAGCATTTATTTTAGGATCGGCGCTACCGTTTATGCTATTAAAGATTCAACAGGCGGAGGTGATGGTGGATTACAAACTTTACAACAAACAATTGATCTGGAACCAGGCGGAGCATTAACAACAAAAGGGGATACGGTTATATTAAACACAAATGATTTTACATTTCTCAATACTGGAGGTACGACTAATGGTTTAATTAGGTTAACAAAAAACGATACAACGAAGACGGTAATTTTACCTGGCCGCATTCAGTTATATTCCACCGCTTTTCCAGATGTTCATTTTTATTCCAGGACAAAAAACGGCAATGGAAATACTGAAAAAATGGGTTTTGGATATGATCCGGGGGGTATTGATACTTATCTAGATCACACATATATAGATTGTAGGGATTCTGTAGGTTTTTTCACCATTGAATTTGGGCCTGCTACGGCTCAGTTTTTTAATAACGTGCCACTTTATAAAGGACGAACAAATCTTGGGCTATTGGGTGATGGGAAAGTAATTATATGGGGACCCGGAGCTACTAATGCAGTAGAACCCCCACAAAAATTTTCCGTATTTGGTTCAATGTGGGTTAAGGATTCAATAGTAGTTCCAGATGGTGTAACGCTTGCTTCTTCATCTTCTATTGATAGTGTATGGGTGAAAGATGCTGTAACTGGAGTATTTAAATTAAGAGCGCAATCTGATCTTTCTATTATAGAAACACAGAATTGGGACAATGTTTTATCTCAGGGAGGCAGTCAATCGGCTACAAGAAAATGGGATGCTAATAATAATACTTTAGAGTTTGATTCGGTTGCAAATTTCAATACTTACTCTACCACTAATTCTAGCTTTAGGTCAAGAATAAATCAAAACCAGTTTACGGTTTTAATCGGGTCCACTAAAACAGGTGAGGCAAACAATACTATTCAAGCAGGAAGCACAGGTAATCAAATATTCAGTCAGGGAACTGGTGTAGCGGGCACATTTCAATATTTCATTAAAACAGATACACTAGGGATCAGTATAAAATCAAATGCAAGTCTTACATCTGTAGAGCAGATGAAATTATTTATGGACGGCACAAACACAACGTTTACTGATTCAAGAGGAACAACAAAAGGAATTGAATATGCTGCTAACTATGGGTCAGGATTTACAAGCAGATCATTAATTGATAAAGGATATGCTGATAGTTTACACGCTCTTAGTTCAGGCGATGTTACACTTGCTGCATTTGGATCAACTCCTAATGCAAACGGATTAACTCTTTCAGGTCAAGTTTTGAATATGGAGCCAGCAAGTAATTCACAACCGGGCGGAGTATCTACAACAACACAAACATTTGCCGGAGCAAAAACTTTTAATGGTTCATTTACTACAGCTAAAGCATTTTATCTGTCAAGTTCTGCAACGGAAACAGTAAATGCTAATATAAATGACTATGCACTTTCATCAACTGTATCGTATGTCCATTTAGAACCTTCCAGTGGATCTGTATTTGACTTTACTGGCATGGACCCTGGGGCATCACCACAGGGTAGAATTGTTATTTTATTTTGTAATGGTGCCGGTAGAATTGCTATTAAAAATGAAAGCAGTAGTTCAACGGCAGCAAATCGTATTATTTTTAATAATGCAATCGGTGATATAATACTACACAGGAAGCAGTCAATAATGCTACGATACGAACTTACAAACCCTGCCGGATTAGGTGGTAGATGGGAGGTAGTATCAAGAACACCGGTATTGTTTAATACAACCGATTTTGTTGAGGAATCGTTAGGCGGTGAAATTACCCTTAGTTATTCACAGGTTGCATCATCAGGTGTTACAGGTTATTTATCAGGTACAGATTGGGATATATTTAATGGAAAACAGGGTGCAATTACACTGACAACAACAGGCACAAGTGGTGCTGCAACATTAATAAGTAATACATTAAACATACCTCAATATAGCGGTGGTGGCGGTTATACAAATCTTACTCAATTCGTCGATCAAACAAACTGGATTGTTCCTTATACAAATGGTAGTGGTGACGTTCAGGAGCTTGCATTAGGTGCAGCGGGAACTTATTTACAATCCAATGGTGCATCGTCTGCACCTACATGGGTAACGCCATCTGGTAGTCCCCACGTCATCCAGGAAGAAGGCACACCATTAACAGCACGGGCAAACTTAAATTTTATAGGTACTGCTGTAACCGCAACTGATAATAGTGGGGCAAATTCTTCGGATATAACTTTTGATTCTGATCTGAATACAATTGCCGGATTAATAGCCACAACAGATAATTTTTTAGTTTCAGTTGCTTCTGCCTGGGCTTCTCGTACACCGGCGCAGGTGAAGACAACGCTTGGCTTAGTGATCGGTACAGATGTTCAAGCGTATGATGCCGATTTAACAACATACGCAGGCATTACGCCTTCTGCAAATGTTCAGACGTTATTAGGTTCGGCTGACTACTCAGCATTCAGAACATCATTGGGTTTGGTTATAGGAACTAATGTACAGGCTTTTGATGCCGATTTAACGACTTGGGCTGGTTTGACTCCTACAACAGTCGGCCAAAATCTTGTTACACTAACAAACCCTTCTGCTATTACATTTTTAAGAATCAATGCTGACAACACGGTTACCGCAAGATCGGCCGCTAACTTTAAGACAGACCTCAGTTTAACGATTGGAACAGATGTACAAGCCTTCGATGCAGACCTCACAACATGGGCAGGGATTACACCGGGTACAGGCGTGGGCACATTTTTAGCCACGCCATCCAGTGCAAACTTAGCCTCGGCCGTTACAGACGAAACAGGATCTGGCTCTTTGGTTTTTGGTACATCCCCGAGAATAACAACCGGTATAAATGACGCTAACGGCAACGAACTCTTTCTATTTACTGCCACAGGATCGGCAGTAAACGAAATTACAATAGCCAATGGGGCAACGGGGAACAATGCTACTATAACAGCCAGCGGTGAAACAAATACCGGAATTACAATCACTGGCAAAGGGACAAAGGGGGTTTCTGTTGGCAATGCTTTACTTGAAAAAGTTGTAACTGTTTCAGATGGTGCGGGTGCGGTGATCGATGCTTCTTTAGGAAATGTATTTACATGGACGGCGGCGGCTGATCGCACAGCCGGAACAACTACGAATCCAACAGTAGGGCAGAAAATGATAATCTCATTCATAGCTTCTGGCGGTGCAAGGACATTAACATTGCCAACAGCAACAACAGGTGATTTTGCATTTGGTTCTGATATAACAGGATTGACTCAAACCGCTTCCGGTAAAGGTGATATGATAGGCTGCGTATATGGAATACCGGTTGCGAATCGCTGGAATATTGTTGCAGTGGCAAAAGGCTATTAAACAAACATGGAATTATGAAAAAAATATTTTTTATACCGAGTTTCTTAGTTTGCATTTTATCTAATGCACAGCCTACTTTTTTTGGATTGGCTGTTATTCCATCAGATAACGGATCGAATGCAACCGACCCAACAGTAGCAATAGCAGAACCAGCTTCAATGTTAGCTGGTGATCTATGTTTTGTATATGCTTCTAAAAGAACAGCTTCAGGTGCAATTTCTGTAAATGCCACAGGTGGACAAACATGGACAGCATTTACAACGACGGCCTCAGCTAATGCCACATTATCAGCCAATGTCTTTTGGTGCAGATTTAATGGAACGTGGAGCGCACACCCATCATTTACATACAATGCGACAACCAACAATAGTTTTATCATGTTGGTTTTCCGCCCGGTAACCCAATCTAATTCATGGGCAGTTGATGCTGCACAGACAGGAATTTTTGTTGACCGAGCTGCTGCGGCATCATTCACCATTACAGGATGGACTCCCGGTCATGCAAATAATGTAAATATCGGGGCATGGAACACAGATGATGATAATACATGGGGGACATTAACAGGAGATAATTGGACAAAAGGAACGTTGTCTAATCAGTACCGTAATATCGCTGGTAATGATGTCAGCGCCTCATTTGCCTATCAGCTACAGGGATCAGCAGCCGCAACAAACAATGTTTCTCAAACAGAAGCAACAAATGGTAATGATGGAGGATTCACGTTTGCCATTTCCTTTTACGAATATACTCCTGCTGCACATGACAATAAGCAAGATTTTTTCAAATTATTTGGAGCTAAAACGAAGCAGCCGGATTATATATATGGAACTTCATTTAAATTTTTTGCCCGATGAAAAACATATTCATCATCCTTTTTTTAATCACCACTTTGCTTTCATCTGGTCAAGGAACAAGCTGCGGCAATGCGATCAATATTCCTTTGAACAACAGTTGCGCCACCTTTTCTGTTTCATCAACATTAGGAAACGCTGGAGTGGTTTGTAATTATATAGGGACGAATGGAAGGGTCACGTATTTCAAGTTTACTTCGAGTGCAAATCCAAACTGCATTGAGATAAATTTTTCCGCATCGACAACGATCGAGATATTGGATTATGATCATTGCCCTGTAAATAACAATAACAATATCCCTTCTCTTGGATTGTGTATTGATAATGGCAATGGCATCTGGGCAACCGACTATTCTAATCTACCACAGCCAAACAAAACTTATTACCTGGAAGTTCACACCGGTAATAATTATACGGACACCATAAGGGTTTGCGGGAAATATTACACTCCGCCAAATGATCTATGCACCGGTGCTACGCCGATTGATTCAAATATTATTTCTGACAACAATGCATGCCATACACCAAACGGCGGCAACATAATACCACAGCAGTCCTGCGCATTATCATTTGAAAACACTGCATGGTATAGTTACACTGTTGCGCAGACCGGCATCTCTATCATTAATATCAGTAACATCAACTGTGTGAATAACACGCAGGGTGGTGGCACTGCGGGCGCTGGATTTCAAATTGGATTCTTTGCCGGCACTTGCGCGAATCCACAATGGTTAAGTTGCCAAACAGATACCGCGGATGGTAACGGATTCGTTCAGTTTACTTCTACATCACTTCCCGCAGGGACGCATGTTTATGTTTCAATAGATGGAACTGCAGGAGCTAACTGCAGCTATGGTATCAATGCATTTAATGCACTTGGTATTTTATCGCTCAGAAAAGATATCATCCACGAACGATCACATATTACTGTGAAGCTATTTGGTGACATCTGGTTGTATAATATGCTTGGTCAAGTTTTATATCAAGGGCGCGGAAGAAATATTGATGTGCCCATTGATCACCTGCCTCATGGAGTGTATATGCTCATACTCAATGACGGAAGGTTTAACCGCACCTACAAGTTTGTAAAATGATCAACAAAGTACAATTAATACGGTGGGCACTGGTCTGGCTGCTTATAGGAGCTATTATTGTTCTTATCGGTGAAAGATGCATTGGCCAGGGAGTGATCACCAGAGACCGGACAATAGAGGTGGGCGCAAACTTTGGGATGACAGATTACCTTGGAGACATACAAGGCAACAGAGGGACAGGAAAAACATTTTTAAAGGACCTGAACACTGCAAATTCAAAAATGGTCAAAGGGTTTTTCTTAACCTATTACCCTAAAGCAACCGGACGAATAGGAATGAGAATGTCCATCAACATGATCAGTCTCACTGCAGCTGATAGCCTGATAGCGGATCATGGTGGTGCGGAATTATTTAGGAAAAGGCGCAACCTGCACTTTAGAACAGATATATATGAAGTGAACGTGGTTGCTGAATATTATTTAAGCAAAAGATCTTTCAGGCCTTTCGTAGTGGCCGGCGTTGGGCTGATCTCATTCACTCCAAGAGCTATGTATCAGAATGAGTGGGTTGATCTTTCGCAGTATCACACCGAGGGAATAAAGTATAAAACAAAAGCATTTGAATTACCAGTTGGATTTGGTTTCAAGTTCTGCAACGGAAACAAAGTTTTATCAGCTGAAGTGTTGCACCGGTTCACCTCTACGGATTACCTGGATGATGTGAGCACGGTCTACCCGGATCCATACATCCTGACAGAAGCAGGAAGAGAATTGTCATACAGGAACAGCGGGTACAAACCCGGCGATCAGCGAGGGGATGAAAGGGATATGGATTCATTTTTTTCTGTAGCAATAAAGCTGAGTGTATTACTCAATCAAAACCTAAGGTATAATCAAAAACAAACGTGGAAATGCCCGGTATTATAAAAGGGACAGTGGGGTATAGTAACAATCACTCTTTATAAACAACAACAATGAAAAAACTAATCTGCCTCATGTTGACAATTTCTGCATTGGTAATTTCTGTCAACGCACAATATAAAAAGAATACCGCTGATTCTACTAAATCGAATCAACAAAAAATTCAACAGGCGCCACAGCCAAATTATTTTATCATTGGTCAGATGGACGCATTTAAGCTGCTGGTTATGGCGATCACCTCACCCGATGATGTGACAGCCAATGAGAGAAAAAGGTTATTGTACTGGTTGAATAATAACCTGCTGGCCTTGCCAACGGATACAACGGGTAATAAAAAATAATCATAAAACAAAAGAAAAACCCCCATGCATTTGTTACAAGTACAACTCGGAACGGCTGAGTGGATTTTTATGATACTGGGGCTTGCACTTGTTTCATTCTTTTCGCTTCGTTTTTATTTAACTGTTGAGGAAATTAGAAAAGATGTCAAGATGCTGCTGATAAAATCAGCGCAGGGAGAAGAAAAAATAAAACAGTTGCAGGAAGATGTTGATGATATAAAAAAAACGGTGCATGAACAGGGAAACCTTATACAGAAACATGAATTTCAATTGTCGATAATAAAACTCAAAACACCATGAAAGATTTTCTTACAGGCCCTGCCGGAGAGCAATCTTCAAAGCGCCTTTTCACCTTGGCATTGATGGTAGTTTACATTATGATCTTATGTGTAAACCTGTTCACCGGTAAAAAGCTCGATGCAACATTACAGGAGCAACTGTATTACATGATCCTGATTTTTTATGGTGCTATTGCAATTGAGGGATGGAAGAATTTCAGGAACATTAATGTGAACCCGGTGGATAAACCAAAGGAGCAGCAACCATGATACACCAACCCATTGATAAATGCGCATTAAAAATAATTGCAATTGTCCTGGTATCTGCATTGATACTTTCTTTTCTCAGTTGCAAAACTTCAAAACACATCACAACATCGGTTGTAACTGTGGATAGCAGCTATCTAAAAGAAAAAATAGATTCGGTTCATGTACTGTTGGAGGAAAAATCAAGGCTGGAATCAACGATAAAGGAGCTGCAATATGCCGGTGTTGTTTTCGACAGCAGCAAATGCCCACCAAGTCAGTTTGTGATCGATAAGAATTGCAATGTTGATAGTATTCTACGAATCCTGGATGAATATAAGAACACGGTGAAGATCTACGCAGATGGAACTATAGAAGCCCAGGGCAAACTGAAATCAGCATATTACACCAAAAACAAGCTAACTCAAACCATTTCAGAATTGACGAACACAATTGATTCGCTGCGCAAAATGAAGCAGACTAAAAGCATAGCATATAAAACGACCATTGCAACTGTTGATAAGGAAGTGAAGCGAAGTTTCTTTTCACAATGGTGGATGTGGTTGATTGTATTTGTGGCCGGCTGCTATATTGACCGAAGATCGTTGAGCAAAATCAAATTATTCAAACTCAAAAAATAAAATTTATGTCAAAATCTAAAACTTTCGATCGTGGCTCGTTAATCGTTGGCCTTGGCTACACAATATTCTTTTTATTCACAATGCTGTTCATAAGAACAAACCACCATTTCCAAATTGGCAATGATGATAAAGTACACCTCTCGCCGGCAATGGTACAAGCTGCAGTACCAGGCCTGGTGAAGTTTCTCTCTTGGGCAATGCTTGTGGTGATGTGGGTAGTTATTGTTATGGGCTGTAATGGGGTATTTGAAACGAAATCAGGCGCTAATGGGAAAGGCCTTGCAATCCTTGGAGCATCTCTTTTACTGTGCCTGGTATTCACACTTGGATGGTATAGTGGAAAGACTGATAACAATTATGTGCAAATCACGGAGCAACAAAAAATAGATTGGGTGACAAATGGTGCCATTAAAAAAACCGGTGAGAATAGTTACAAGGATAACACCGGTGTGCTGAAGGCATTATTTGCTAATAAGGAGATGATCAAGTGAGGTTCGTCATCCATAAAAACAATCATAGAGCGTGGCCACCACATTTTGGTTTATGGCTTAACAAATATGCCATCCGCAAGGCTGTCTGTTTCATCCACGGATGCAATTATGACCTACACAGTGAAGACCAGGAAGACACTAACAAACTTTTCGGAATTGGATATTTCTGGAATCATCACACGGATTCCGCAAGGTTTGGATGGCTGTTTAAGGAAGGAAAGATTCAAATCAATGGCTACTTATATGTCAACGGTCAAAAGATTATAGAGCGGCTATGTTCCGTTCCACTTGGCTTCAAGATGGAATTTCATTTGATCGTTAACCATGCTTTGAAGTATTACACTTTCAAAGTAAAGAACCCGGCCAACGGTGTGATACTATCGGAAAGGGACTTCTCATTTACGCATGATAAGACGTTGAGTTTTCCGCTGGGCATTTATTTCGGTGGCAATCGCACAGCTCCGCAACGAATGACTATTGAAATGAAAAATGTTTAATATAATCCCTATGACAGTAAGAGAAATTGCATTAGAGACAGCTATCACACAACTCGGCGTTCATGAAGATGCCGGAAATAGAAACACAGGTCCTCAAGTCAATGCATATTTAGCATCCACGGGCCTGCCACCAGGAAATAGCTGGTGTATGTCATTTTGTTATTGGTGCTATGACCAGGCAGCGAAAAGGATGGCTGTAAAAAACCCACTCGCAAAAACTGCCGGCGTGCTTGATCAATGGAATAAAAGAAAAACAACGAATGGAACAGTTACACCTAATCCCGGCGATATTTTCATTATGGATTTTGGAAAAGGACTTGGCCATACCGGTATCGTTGAAAAAATTGAAGGCATTTGGATCTATACGATAGAAGGAAATAGCAATGATGAAGGAAGCAGGGAAGGATATGAGGTATGCCGGCGCCGCAGAGATCCCGCTAAAATGAAAGGCTTTTTACATTTTACATAAAGCAGCGTTGAATAATTTTCATGAGCAGTTAGTTTTGGTTGAAGAGATCCCTGCTATTCCTGGCAGGGGTCATTTTTATTACAATTCCGCCATGAAAATCCCACAAAATACCACCATTCATTTCCTGTCCTTTCACTGATGGTCATCAGAAAATACTTTTGTTATCACTATAATTCATGTTCACCAATTGAACTAAAATCTATTAAGATGAAAAAATATTTGTTTGGCCTGGTTGCCCTGTTAAGCTGTATAACATTATTCACTATTCCCGAGCGGTCGGAGGCGCAGATCGTTAAGCCGATCAGCATTGCTGCAGCTGATGACACACTGACGAACGCTGACACTGCCCTTGTTGCGCTCACCTTTGATGCAAGTTTTAAAAGTGTTGAAGTCTGGGTTAAGGAGGTAACCGGCACCACCGGCGGAAAGGTTTACTTCCAGGCAGAATACCCGCATGGCGGCGACTACAGTGATCTTGACTCGCTTACTCTTTCAGACGTTGCGACGGCGCAATTTGCATTATTTACTGTTCCTAATCCACGACTATATAAATCTTTTCGATTGAAATATATTAAGTCGGGAACCGGCACAGCAGAAATTAAAGGTTACTATGTGCGATATACGGGCGGCGCCATTCTATGGGCAAAACCAGATGTTGCAATGCAATTTGATCCTGAAAAGAAAAGCCTTGCGGCGTTAAACCGGCAGGGTTATAGTGATCGATGGTATGATAAATATATTTTGACCAGGCAGAGATCATTCAAGCAAAAAGTTTCGACGTAAAAAATATTTGATGCAGGCTGGCTTCACGGCGGCCTGCATTTTCATTATCAGCCTAATGAAAACCTATTTGTATAATGAATTTCAGACTGGCATCAAGCATATACAGCAAGCCCTGGCTAATAGAGGCTCAATCGGCATTGGCATATATACAGATGCTTGAAGATGGCAGGCTGAGCGGATTTAAAAGTTCTTTTTTTAATGATGATGATGAAGAAGAGCCGAAAACAATTTTTCAAAAGCTCTTTTCAAGCAACAATGTTTCTGTAGCACCGATTCACCGGGCCGATGCTATTGATCATCCGGGTTATGAGGGCAAAACGATCGGGATACTTCCCGTGATAGGTCCTATGATGAAAGAAGATTTTTGCGGATGGTTTGGTACTGCTAATCTGAAGAACGAATTGAACAAGATGAGCAATACCAGCAGCATTAAAACCATTGTTGCGCTAATGGATACACCCGGAGGCACTGTCGATGGCACACAAGCTTTTGCAGACGCCTACAAGGCCAGCGAAAAAGAAAAGATCACTTTGGTGGATGGAATGATGTGCAGCGCTGGTTATTGGTTTGGATCCGGGGGCGATGAGCTGATCATGACTGCCGGCACGGATGAAATAGGAAGCATAGGAACGATGATAGCTTTCTATGATAATACAGAAGCGGTAAAGCAGCGCGGTTATGTTCTGAGAGAATTTTACGCTACGGCATCTAAAGACAAGAACCTTGATTTTAGAAATGCCAGGCAGGGAGATGGAAAATTGCTGATAGAAAATATTTTGAATCCCACCAATGATGTTTTTCTGAATGCGGTGAAAAAGAACAGGGGTGGGAAATTGAACGAGAAAGAAACATTGAGCGGAAAAGTTTTTGTGGGGCAGGATGCAGTGGATGTAGGATTGGCTGACAGCATATCATCGATAGATGAAGTTTTAAACAGGCTATTTCAAAAACACGATAAAAGTTCAACATTAAAATTCACATTATGAAAATCTTCAAAAATATTCTTTCGTTCCTGAAGCTTGACGCTGCAACAACTAAAGTTGAATTGAGCGAAGAGCAAAAAGAAAAAATTGATCTCGCATTGGGAGAATTGCAGACCATCACCACGGAACGTGATGGACTAAAAACAAAAGTTAGTGAATTGGAAACGGCAGCAACAACATCCTCTTCTAAAATCACTGAGCTGGAAGGCCAAGTGTCTACTCTTACTACTGATAACACAAAGCAGAAGACAGAGATAGAAAGATTAGGTGCACTGGATGCCGGCAAATTCACGAAGACAAAGGGCCAGGAAGAGATAAAAACTGATGCAGGGGCAATTGAATTTTCTGAATCACACAAAGAATCATTGGAAAAAGCAAAAAACTTATAAGCCCAAAAAATTAATTCAAACCTTTAAAAACGTTATACCATGTCATTAGTGATCACCGATATCGTCACGGACTTTGGGGCCTATTACAAGCCCGGTTCCGACAATCAAAAGAATCTGCGCAAGATGCTCTACAAGCCATCTGAAACAGCAGCATTCTTTCAGCCAAGGCCAACAGAAGATACAATATGGCGTGGTACGTTTGCTTCATTGACAAGAGTGTTACAGCCTTTTCAAAAAGCATTTACACCAATTAGTTCATTGACCTTCCAGCCCAACTCCTTTGATCTTTACAAGTTGAAGATCGATGCCAAGGAATATCCTGATGAGCTGGAACCTTCATTTGTTGGATTTCTTGCCAACATGGAAGAGCTTGACCGTACAAAATGGCCCTTCGGTCGCTATTGGGTTGAAGAGCATCTGCTTCCTAAGAGCGTGGAAGATTTTGAAACGCTGGAATGTTTTGCAGGTGTTTATGCAGCTCCCGCACCAGGTGTTGCCGGTGCAGCTGGCACATCAATGAACGGCTTGCGCAAAGTGATCCGCACTTATAACACTGCCGGCAGAACAAACCTGGGCGATGGCGCCATTGTTACCGGCGCCGCTGCAGGAGATGATGCAGATTTTTGCACGCAGGTGGAAGAATTTGTGGCAGATATTCCTTCTCTTTTCCGCAGCAAGATCGATCATGTGTTCATGAGTAAAGCCCTGGAATTAAAATATAAGAGAGGCAAGAGAAAAAAATACGCTGCTTATGTAAACTTCATTGAATCACCAGGCCTTTACACCATCGAAGATTTCCCGAATGTGAGTGTGAAAGGTTTGGAGAGCCATGAAGGAAGCGGACTTTATTGGGCCTCACCCTCCATCAACAGGATCAATCCTAAAAAGAAAGCAGCATTGAAAAACACAATGGTGCTCAAAGAATTCAGCGCCCGTGAAGTGAGTGCCTATACTGATTGGTGGGAGTGTTTGAATTATGAAGTTCCTGAGTTCATTTTCCATAATGACCAGGACCTGGCCTAGATCTTACTAACCTTATTTTATAACTGGGACTTGCAAGGGACTAAAGAGTGGCGGCATCCTTTTCAAAATCAAATTATTTAAAAATATTTTTATGGCGAAAGAAGAAAAAAAACCGCAACCGACAGATATAGAAACAGCCAACACAAAGATTGAAGAACTGCAGCAGGAGAATGAAACCCTGAAGCAGCGTGAAGAGGATAAGAACTTTGAGATTGCTAATCTCACAGAAGATAATAAAATATTGAAGCAGGTGAATGAAGAGCTGACAAAAAAACTGGAAGCAATTGGTGATGTGAAAACTGTTGCACAGGCAGCTGAAAAAATTTCTGAGAACAAACCAGCAATCATACCGACAGAAAGTTTTGAAGTCAATGGCGTGAAATACAAGTTTATTTCACCGTCGTTCTCATTTGAAAAGAAAAAATTCAAATCATCGGATGCAATCTTAGATGCAGATCTGCTGGCCAGGCTGGTGGCAAGAGGTGTGGGATTTATTGTGCAGGCATAAATGTAGAGACAAGGCATGCCTTGTCTACAAAATAGTCATTAAATAAAAATTTAAAAATACCGATCATGTCAACAGCCAGATATAAAAATTACAAGAGCAACAATATCAAAAATGCTCAGCCAGGTTACGCACCCAATGCGTTTCTTACGCCAATCAGCTGGCTGGATACAGAAGCTGATGTGGTTGGTAATGCTGCCGCCGGCGACCGTGTAACTATCGATAGTAGTCACGTATGGACAACAGACCATGGCGCAATCCAGGTTTATTGTGTGCCTGGAACAAATGAAGGCGATGCCGATGTAGTTGGCGAAACCCTTGCAAAAAGATATGCCCACAAACCAAAATTGATAATTGCCGGCGATAGCGCTGAATTACTTGATATGGCCCTGGGCATTTTGAACGAATCTTTCATCCTGCATTCTAAAGACAGCGAATGTAATGCATTGGGATATGTTCAACATGGCTGTGGTTGCGATCCATGTATTGTGAACACTGGATCCTTCAAAAGTGGAAAATTAAGTGATGGAAGAAAGCAATACGAATTTGAATTGCTGACCTATCACAAGTATTTCTATAATGGTATATTGACTGTGATCGATGATGCCGCTGATATATTAGCAACTGAGTAAAACACATTTTTCATTTTTAAATAAACTGTCATGAACGCAAACGTCACATTAAAAAGAGCAGAAGTTGCAGAAAAGTATGAATCACCAAGCGAAGCCGATGTAGTAGTACACTGCCAGGGCTATAGTGGCAAATTAAGCAACATCAATTTGTCCGGAGCAGAACACCTGGTGAAGTCGAAGAGCCCGCTATTGAAAGAAAGGGCCGCTCCAGCGAAAGAAAAATCAACCCCAGCAAATAAAAGCAATTGAGCAGCGTCTTAATTCATCTTCCTATTAAAACAACCGTCAAAGGTTCCGGGTTCTCCGGGACCTTTTTTTTATGTCTCATAGACTGTCCTTTCATTTGCGTGTTGCGAAAATGTGGCCCGCAACGGTTTCAATATCTGCTGCCATGTCTCGCAGGATTACTTTCAATCGTTCTAATTCTTGTTCTGTAAAATGATAGGCCGTTTGCACTTCGCTTAATTTGTTTTTGAAAGTGCCTCTTGGCATTCCCATTTTAGAAGCCAAATGAGATTTGTTGAGTGCATGCATGTCTATCAATTGGCTAACTGTTTGTTTTTTCATTTGCGATCTTTCTTTCACCGCCAAACCCCGCACCATTTACGGTTGCGGGGCGACAGCCTGCATGAACTTTGCAGGTAAACACACAGGTCATTCAACTTTTTTCAAGAACACATTATGAGCAGAGCCTGTGACCCTGAATATTCCTTGCCATTCATAGACGTAATCTTTTTGGTTGCCATCCTCAATGAAGATTAAGTGGTGAGTGGTTGACTGACCGATTGCTTTTTCATTGCGTTCAACAACGTCTATAACCTCTATGTTCATTTCATTTTCATAACCGCTGGAAGTGCGGTAGGCAGCAATTATCTTTTTGCCGATCAATGATTTTGCGAGTTCGATAGTGAGCAGTTCGTCGCTGGTTTTTACTTCGGTTAATTCATTCCACACCTCAAGGAGTGATGATTGAAATTTTGTCTCTCCAAAAAACCTGAATCCGCTAATATTTTCTTCATCAACTTCCGTTGCTTCAAATCCGTAAGGCTTCCCTTTGTGAAATCTGTAAATTGAAGGATTTTCTGAATCTAAATCGAAGTTCATTCCATAGTCGTTAGCTATTCCTTCTAACTGTGTTTTTGTAATCTGTTTCATTTTGCAAAGTTTTTGTTTGTGATTTAATACAGCTAAGATAAACCAATTTTGGTTTAAATCCAAATAGATTTAACTAAAGTTATCCACATTAGGGAAAATACTACCTTTGGGTTAAAAAGCTATATAGTTACCGCGTAAAATAATTTGCAATATGCCTTTCAGACCAGGAGATATTGACGGCTTCAATAGTGATGTGGATGATTGGACCAGGGACACAAAGAGCCAGGTGGTGGATGAAATGAATTCCCTGGGCATTATTCATCGCCCGGGCAGCACAAGTCCCGTGCCGGCACAGCGGGCGTTAAAGACAGGGTTAAGAAAAAATGCCGGCATCACTAATAGGATCTCTTTTAAATTTCCTCGGCACCTGGTGTTTGTTCACAAAGGTGTGGGCCGTGGAACAACCATTGGCCAGGTGGGATCCACATCCAGGAAACCGGCGCCTTTCCTAAATCCTGTTATCGATCGCAACCTGGACAAGCTCACCGGCATTGTTGCCGATCATCACGGAACTCTTATTGTTAACGCATTAATGATTAGGTAATATACAAAGCATTCAATTGCTGTCCTTTCATAGCCCCATACCGGGGGCTATTTTTATTTAATGGCAAATACAGATGTTAAACCAAAAGCAGTCAATATTTATATTGATGATGCTCCATTGATAGATGCTTACAACCGGCTGGTGAAAAAGCAGGATGAGTATAATAAAAAAATTGATGAGAGCAGGAAGAAACAAAATCAGCTGACAGCTGATATACAAAAAACAAAGGATGCTGGTAAAAATTATGAGGGTTTGAGCAAGCAGCTTACAAAAGTGAACACGGATATTGGTAAGAATGAGAAAGCATTGAAGGGTGTGGTTGATCAGCAAAAAAATCTTGAGCAGCAAATTAATTCCAAAACAGGGCCATCGCTGAGGCAGATGCAAACATTTGTGCAGCGCTTGGAGAATGAGTATAAAAATTTGGGGCAGAATACTGACGAGGCGAAGAATAAGTTGGTGGAGCTGGGGGCTGCAAACAAAGTGCTTGATCAAATGAAGAATAAGCTGAATGAGGTGAAGAATGCTCAGAAGGCTACAAACGAGCAGGCCGGATTATTTGGTAAAATATTTTCGGGAGCGCTTGCAGCTAATCTTGTTGCAAGTGCAATAGGGAAAGTGAAAAGTCTTTTTAGTGATGTAATTGAGGAAGCAATTGACGCGGATAAAAAAATAACACAATTCAGAAACACACTTGATACCGTTGGCCGCTCCGATGCTTTTGAAAGACTGACAAATGCTGCTGATGATATGCAGAAGAAATTTTCCTTCCTGGATAACGATGACATTATACAGGTTTTCAGGAAACTAATTGATTATGGAAAACTTACTGAGGGGCAAATAAGATCCCTTACACCGGTGATCATTGATTTTGCCACAAAAACAGGTTTATCCCTTGAAGAAGCATCGAACCAAATTATCCAGGCGATTGGAGGTGGAAAAGTTGGCGGAGAGTTAAGAAGATTTGGAACAAACCTGAAAGATGCAAAAGATGAAGGGGAAAGATTGAATATTGTAATGACGGATTTGAAGTCTAAGGTTGATGGCGCAGGCGATGCGTTTGCGAAATCAGCATCAGGAGGTATCGCATCAGCCAAACAACAATTTAAAGATCTTAAAGAAGAAATTGGAACTGGGTTGCTTCCGGTGCTGAATGCATTATTAACGTTTTTAGTAAGATCGGCACAAGGCGCTAAGAAGTTAGGTGAAGATTTACTACAAGGATTTGTGGACCCTATCTTAGATAAATTTGCTGCTGGACGAGAAGCAATTTATGCAAGAGAGGCTAAAAAACTACAAAAAATTAATGAGCAGATTGGCAGAGATATGGCTAAGGAATTTATTGGAGCTACTGATGAGGCGATTAATGATGAGATTTCAAAAATTGCAGATGAAATTCCCACACTTGAAAAAGTAATTATCGCAAAGAAAAGAGCAATTGATGGTGGCTATGAAAATGAAAACGACCGAAAGGAATTAAGACAAAGAACAGATCGTCAGCAGGCACTGCAAGCGGAGCTTAAAGAACTGCAATCGTTAATATCTAAAAACCCATTGGGCATTGATGTAGGTGGTTCAGGTAATTATGATGACCTATTAAGTAAAGCAGAAGCTTTCAATAAAAAACTCCGCGACCTGGTACAGCAAAGTGAAGACGCAAACCTTACAGCAAACCAAAAAGAGATTGCGGACGCAAGGCATAAGTATGAAGAGATACTTATAGAGTACCACAAGGTGGTAAAAGAATTAGGTAAGTCAGGAATTCCTATATTCCTTGAAATAAATGGAATAAAAAAGAAATTAACTGAAGCAGATATAACTAAGCTGGAAGAGAAAGAACTGCAGGGAATTTTATTGAAGCAGCAGCGGGAAACAAACGATAAGTTGGCAAGACAAGGAATTGAAGATGGGGAAAAAAGATATAAGGAAGCATTACAGGTATCAGATGCAATATTTGAGCAAGAAAAACAGGAACGGTCAAAACAGTTAATAGCCGGTGAGATCAACGAAACACAATACCAAGCAGATATTGCTGCAATTGATGTTTTATCTCAGCAAAATCGTTTAGCAATTGCAAAAGTTTATTCTGGTTACAAAGTAACTATCCTTGAAAATGGAGTGGAGAAAGAAGTTGCCCTGGTGAAAACAGCGGATGAGGACCTGACAAAGTTTAAGAAAGAAATTTTAGACAAGCAGACAGCTGATCAGCTGGCGGCATTTAAAAAACGGGAAGAGAATATAAAATTATTTGATGCGCTGGAGAAACAAACGGCGCTCAGCCATGCACAGGCAAAAGTAACTACAGCAGAAAACCCTGCAGCATTGTTAAAGGCTCAGCAGGAACTGTTGAAAGTGCAGCATGAGCAGCAGACAAAAGATTTAGAAAAACGCCGTGAGGAATTGTTGAAAGCTGCCGGCGAAGACGGTGAGCTGCAGAAAAAAGCCAATGATGATATTAACCAGCAGATCGCTGATGCTGATGCAATTTTTCAGCAACAGCAGGATGAGCTGAAGAGAAATCATCTCATCAAAGAGATCCAGCAGGAATTGGATTTTGCAAAGCAGGCGCTATCCATTATCGAAACGTTTTTCCAAAGCAGGAATAATAAAGAGCAGGCTGCATTCAATAAAGAGATATCGCAGAACAACCAGCGCAAAGCTGCATACCAAAGGTTGCTGAATCAAAAGTTGATCAGTCAACAGGAATTCAATCGCAGGATCCATGAGCTGGATGCAGATCTGGATAAGAAAAAATCTGTATTAGCGAAAAAAGAATTTGAGCGCAATAAAAAATTACAGATTGCGCAGGCGCTGATCAATGGTGCATTGGCAGTAACAAATATTTGGGCCACCACACCGAAGGCGGATTTTGGTGTTTCCACCTATATCATGCTCGCCTTATCCGGAATCGCAACGCTTGCAGCAGTATCTAAGATTGCAAAAACAGAATATGATGACTCCAGCGGCAGCAAGTTTGAAAAGGGCGGTATTGCAAAAGGCAGCAAGCATGCAGAAGGAGGAATAAACCTTGTGGATAGCAGATCTGGTAAAAAGGTGGGAGAAATGGAGGACCAGGAGCCATACATGATCCTCAGTGGTAAGACATATAAAAACAATAAGCGTGTAGTGGATCAGCTGCTATACAATAGCATGTACAAGGATGGTGCAAGGATACAGCCAGTGTTTCTTACCCGGACATATAAGAGCTTTGATTACGAAGGAATCAATAAAACAATAACCAAGGTGCGATACTTTGAAAGTGGGGGCATCATCCAAACTAATGCATCCGCATCAACTGCATCCACGGAGGCACCACCGGCACAACCAACGGTTATTTCCGCACTAACTCCAGACCAGGAGTTATTATTGAGAACTTTATATGCCCGGCTAAATGAACCCATTGAGGCCGTAGTAGTGTATAGCAAGCTTCAAACCGCCGGCGACCGGTTAAATCAAATAAAGGCAGATTCTACTTTTAAAAACAACTAGATTGTCCGCCACATATAGGAAATAAGAATCCAATTAATTTTTGTTACTTAAACGTAACAGCTGTCGGGGAAACTTTTTTCTCTCCAAAGGCATCCTTTTCAT